GGTGTACTTACCTTCAGGATCTTCAACATAGAAATAGTATGGGGCAGGATAGATCTTTAGCTCACGAACACCATTAACGCGTTCCCAAACAAAAACCTCATCGTTCCTTCTAACCGCCGAAATGTAACTCATCGCGCATTATATACTCGTTAATCGGCTTCTGACTCCGCATCCTTCTTACCCTCAACCAATGTTTCGTACAGGGTTGAGAAGTCTTCGTTTTCCTGCTGCAATGTATCGTAGCTATGCTTGTACATTGTACGAGCCATCTTGGAGATCAGCTTCTTTTTGATACCAAACTTTGCTTCTGCGTCGGAAAGGATCTCTTTGATGTGATCCTTTTCAGCATCGATCTTTGAGAATGAATTAGTAATCTCAACAATCTTGAGCTTGATCTGCTGGCGATCGTTTGGGCTTGATGGAATGATTACGTTTTGGGTTGTAGTGGACATGATGTCTCCTTATTATTGTAAAGGAGACATTATAGAGGTCAGGTCGTAAGATCAACTACCAGCTTGGGGTCTCTATAGAAGATGTGAAGACCAATCTTCATCACCTTATCCATACTTTTGCGCCACTTCGGACGAACATACACAGCATGATAATGGGTTGCACCTTCGGTGAAATCAGGAATGTTGTCGAGTGAACCGTTTGCCAGAATTTCACGAGCAAGATTCAGCATTTCACTCCATGCAGTTTCATTGCCTGGAACATCTGCCTTTCCATCAAGTGTCCATGAGAATTGTGCAACTCGTTTACCCCGTCGATTTTTTGTGATCTGCCAAACGACTTTACAGATGCTGTTGGGATAGAAACCAGATTTGACTCGATTGATCGTTACCAACGCAACAGCAAGTTGACCTTTGCGCTCTTCTTGCCACGCTTCGAAATATAAATTCTTTGCAAGACATTCGATTTCTTTGTCGAGAGAAATGAATTCCCACTGAGCATAAGTGAAGGTGGCTCGTTTTGGTGTTTCTTGTTCAGGAGCATCTGTAATTGTGGTGTCTGTGTCGAGAAATGGAACAAACTGATCAGTGCCTACAGCACTACGTGCGATGTTTGAAACAAGACCAATTACGACGATTCCAATCAGCTTATACGGTAGGCTCATAAACACCTCCAAATAGTTGATAGGACTATACCCTCATTTGAGGGCGAGGTCAACCCTTAAAGATCTTTGAACCAAGAGCGATAATCACCGGGAAAATTGACTGGTTGATACAAATATGGTGACAGTGCTGCAACGTGCCAGCGAGCAACATACAACTCACCAGCAATGACAGGTGCGACAACGTTGATGAAGTGTGGTCCACTTGGGAATACAATCAGTGTGCCACGCTCAGGATTGAAACCAAAATTGTGCTGTGGAAATTCAAGCTTACCGCCATATACTTCGAAGTCATTATCGAATGGAACTTGATCCTGATAGGTGTTCAAGAACAACAAGCAGGTGAAATCACGATTGCGAACTCTTGCCCACTTCTTAGCCTTTGTCCAAACACTATTTTCACATTGGTGTTTTGATTCCACACCTTCAGCGTAGTACTCAAATGATACGAGTTCAGTTCCCTGATGATCGTATTTGTAATGATCCTGCATTAGAGGCATTGTGGTTTGAAAGCGATCAAAAATGAGCTCTTCTGATTTCTCATGTGTACGAAGAACACGAAGAGGCTTACCTTCTTTATCTACATCGGGTGAGTAGATGTTCAAATTGTAGATGATTTGTTCGCAGAGTTTTGGTGAAAGAAACTCACGATAGACAAGAAACGGAGATTTTGGTGATGCCATTCTTAGTACTTGACGTCTTCCATTGTCTGAACTACTTCTGTGCGAATGTAACGCACAAGGTCAGCAAAGCTAACGTCATTATCCTTTAGTATGTTGTATATTTTTTGGACGTTCTCTGTTGATGGAGGAGCGTCATCTTGCACGGTTTCCAAAACGATTACGTTCTTTGTCTCCGCATCAACAAATTCCCAATCAATCTCTTCACGAAGTGATGGATCAATCAAGAACTTGCCCTTCTCGAGAATATTCTGGCCCACAAGAACTGGAAAATCCATATGCTTGCGATCAGATAAATTGAACTGCATGCCATTCATAACACGATCGTTAATCTTTACCGTCAACTCAATGACTGGACGATACTGAACACCATTGGCTGACTTGACAGCCTGTTGTGTAACGAGCGGAAGTGTCAATGTGTTTGGAGAAAGTGAGCGAGAAACAAATGAAACCTTGTCCCCGCGAATATCCCAACTGTCAGCGTGGATGGAACTCATTTCTGCTCCAGTATCTACCTTACCTTTCACAGCCTTGCTACCTAATGTTGCAAACCGAACTGTCACAGTATCGCCAATAACATTGCTTGGGTTGAGCCCCTTCTGTCCCATAGCTTCTGTCTGTACTTCACCTTCTGGTTCTACAGTTTCAGACGTCTGTGTAAGTGCGCGAGCCTTAGTTGTTGGTACAACTCCAGCTGGAACCAAACTCATTCTGTTGTTAAGTGACCATACAAACAGCATCCATTCGTTTAGACCACTCTGTTTTGCAGCTTCCTGATTGGTTTGTGGTGTGTGATAGATCACAACACCCTTCTTACCATTCTTAAGCATGTCGTCTAGTGAGTAATTGCTTGAGCCACGATGTGAGTACGGAACACCAGCGACTTGGATATCCTGTGGGAATTCGATCTGTCCCGAAAGGAATGCTGCTTTTACTTCGTCAAGACTTGCAAAATTCATTATTTGGTGCCCTTAATGTATTCAACGATACGTTTGTCCAATTTATCTACGTATTTATACATCTTGTCTTTGAACACAAGCGGAACAATACCCTTTTCCACAGTCATCAGAATTACGATGTCATTAATAGGTTCATTTGTTCGTTCATACCACATAAGGGCATATGCAGTAACCTGCAAGAAGTAATCCTCAATCATGGTGGTATCTTTGTACCGATTTGATGTCTTAAAATCGATGATTGTAGGCACACCTTCATAGTCACCAACGCAATCAACTGTACCAGCTACTTCCAATGTGTCACTGTATAGGCCGACCTCTTGTGCTCTGATGTTGCTGATCTTGTTGAGATGTGGCTTAATCTGATTGAAGCCGTTGATATACTCTTGTTTGAACCCAGCTGTGTGGTTGGGAACGTTATTGAGGTACTTCTCAATCAATGAGTGGATGTTAGTTCCACGTTCAGCGCAACGCTTGGTTTCAACATCGGCTTTGTCTAAGCCCATTGACTCGCGCCACTCGTTCAACCACGGCTTCTCCTCGTGTCCAAGGATGGTTGTGATAGAGGCATACTTGTTGCCTTCTGGTGTACGGTACCAACGTTTTCCGTCTTCCAGTTGTTCTCTAACGAGGGTGGGTAATTTTGGTTGTTCTAGGTGTACAAATTGCATGATGTATACTTATACATCAGAATTACACTGGTTACAACAACTTACTTATAGCGGTCGAGGTGTTTGTTGAGCTTGTTGCACAACTCTTTTGCACATGATGCGAGAGGACCATATACCTTATTCTCGCGCTGCTTGGCGCTAAAGGTTTCAAGCTTCGTCAATGCTGCACATACCTCTTTGAAAAGCTTCGTTTCGTCTGAAACGTGCTTGTCGAGGGTGCCGGCGATTTCAAGTAGCTTCTTAAGTTCTGGATTCATTAGATTTGACCTGTATTGTTCTGAGGCTGATTTGTAGCTTGAGCACCCTGCGATGCTTGCATACGAACTAGTTGCTGCTGTAGACGCATAAGCTGCTCTTTAACACGAGCGATTTGTGTTTGGATCGTCTTGATTTGTGGTGGGGCTGTCTTGTCAGCATCTACTGCTTGACGGCTTTGAACAGCGGCGTCAGCCTGTTGCTTTGCAACAGTCTGAGGTGAACGATTCGCAGTCATTTGTGTCTTGCGAACGTCTTGGATTGTGCTATTAATGTCAGCTTTTGGATCAATATCGACCATCAATTCATTCAAAAACTGCTTGAATGTAGGCTTCATTAGCGACCTCTCATCTGACCGAAAATCAATTCAGCAAGACGTGATGGTGAAACAACCTCTTCGTTCTCTTCGCCGCCACTTGGAGCCTGTAACTGAACGTTTGTCTTTGAAATGTCTACTTCAGCATCGTCACCATCCAACATACCACCTGCATCCTGTGCAAGATCATGTTTGTACTTTGCAAGCTTTGCAATCTGCTTTGCTTCTTTCTTCTCTTCGGCCTGTTTCTTGTAATATGATTCCATATCAAGAACTTCTTCTTCCTGCTTGACCTTCATTTTGGAAGCGATGGCTGTGTATTCAGCTTCTTTGGCTTTTGCTTCAGCAGTACGAGCTTCAGCTTCTGCCATTTCAGCTTCTGCTTGTGCCTTAAGCAAATCGATAACCTGTTGGAGAGCTGATGCTGCAGCGTCTTCGCCACCGCCCATACCATCATCCATCATTCCATCTTCTGGCGGCATCTCTTCCATGTTTGGATCCATGCCCATCTCTTCTGGATTCTCTCCACCTTCAACTTCCTGTTCCTCTTCTTCATCGGAAGGAATCACACCCCAATCAACATCAATGATGTCAAACTTGTTCTTCAATTCAAAAAGAACTTCGGCGATTTCAAGAGCGGTGTTTTGTTCATCTGAGTTGTTGTCCTGGCCGCTAAGAAGCGCTCCAAGTGCATGCTCGAACTCTTTTGCCTGATCTGAACGGACGTAGACTTTAACTACGTTACCTTCCTCATCTTCCATACCAAATGTGACAGTGTCTTCGGTATTCTTAGCTTTCTTTTCAGCAGCGTCAAGTTTTGAAATGACGTCAGCAGCGTTATATCTGGTTTCGTCAGTGTTAAGGCCAAGCGATTCAGCAAGACGAGGAATTCCCTGGTTAAGTCGACGCATGGTAACATGCTTCTTCTTACCCTTTTTCTTGTCTTTGAATAGTGGTGTCTGTACAACAGCGATATCACCGCCGTCAGTTACGCCACCATCGCCGCCCATTTCATTCAATTCTTGAAGTAATCCCATTGAAACACCTTTACGCGTTGTGAGTAAAGGTATTTATCCAAGTCTAGCGTTGGTACCACAAAACCCAAGAAAAGTACCCAATTGAGGGATTTACTTCAAATCTGACGAATCGCCCAGGTATTCAAGATTGCTCTGAAGGAACGTTCTCCACTTGACATTTTGGATGTCACTGCCAGTATGAGCGAGCCAATCTTCGAAGTTAAACAGGCGGCTAGTAGCCAACTGATAGTAGGCACTATAATCGGCCATTGCTTCAACCAACTTCTTGGCTTCTTCAATTGGAAGCTCAGAAACGTCAACTGCCTTGATTGTACCATTTGGGATGAATGTTGGGATGATTGCGCGATTTGTTACTTCGCTTCCATCCTTCTTAGTATATTTTACGTATGCGAGTTCGTTCTGCTTAAGCATTATCATATTCCTTTAGTGTTGCTTCAATGAGCAACTTGACAGCATTATCATATTCTTGTGCTTTATCGTGGGTTGATGGTTCCCAATTTTCAAGCGCATGTGCTAACACCAGAACGTCGTTCATTTGTTGGACAACAGACAGATACTGATATGAGCCAGTGTTACCACCATGAACACGTTCACACAATTCCAATAAGGCGAAACCATCTTCACCAAATTCATTACGAGTTACGGATGGCATATTACGCTTCTGGTGGGAGGGGTGGTGCTACATCGCTTGTCTTAGCTGCAGCTTCTGCGTCAGCCTTGGCCTTTGCTGCTGCGGCAACCTTAGCCTGTTCCTGATTCCAAAGTGTCTGAATGTCACGTTGAATCTGCAACTTGGCAGCTTCAATTGTGAAGAGATCAGAACGCAATGCTGATTCCTTGCGGTTGAGTACATTGAAATGCTCAACATAATCCTGAAGCTGCTGTGGCAATGAATCCACTGCAATTGCTACACCATCAAAATTCAATACCTTAACGTCTACTACCTTAAACATATCATCTCCTAATTTTTCTTTGATCTTGCGATCATGTCTAGTAATCCACTTCCAGAAGCTGTACCGAGCAGCCCCTCTTTTGTGTCTTTTTTAGTTGTCATGGAAGGCGGTATAAAACTTCCACCTTCCTTATCGATAATTCGTAAGCGCTTTGGATCCCACTTCAGGAATACACCCTTACCCACTCCGTCACTGTTACGTGTTTTCTGTAATGAGAAAAAGATCTCATTTTGTAGTCGCATAGTTTCCGTAAACTTGATCGAAATGTAAACATCGCAAATGTTGATCTTACTGATGCCACCAGCGATGTGTGAATGATTATGTTGAGCTGCATTGACAGCTTCACGATTCAACTGCGAAGCAGTTGCTACCGCAATATTATGGTCCACACCCAATTGACGCAATTGGGATGCACACATCTTGTCTTTAAGCCAAGCATTACCTGCATCAACTTGTTCATTCGGAGACATTTCATCCAAATAGTCGACGATTAATAGGTCAGGCAAGAACTTGTGGTGTAAGTAGTATTCTTTGAGGTAAGCACGAATTGCAGCAGAGTTTGTACCTGATGGCATCTGTTTGATATCAAGAATGCCGTTCTCAGAACCAGCATTATGAACTCGTGTAGCAATTTCACTAACATGTCCCTTCCAATCTCTACGTGAGATACCCGTAAACATTGTGTCATAACGTTGAGCAATAACAGGTTCGGACAATTCAAGGGAGATGTACAATACGTTTTTCTTACGAGCTAAGAAGTTGAATCCTAAGTTTGCCAATGTGATTGATTTACCGCCACCGCTATTTGCAGATACAAGGAATAGTTCACCTCTGGAGATGCCGCCATATAGCAAGGCATCAACTTCTGTCCATCCCGTTGGCTCAACGAGTGGACTGTCTAACAACTCTTGCAATCGCGCTTGTGGATCCTCGAAGTACCGCAAGCCAAGATTAGCATTCAGTGAAAGCATAACAGCTTCGCGGATCTGTGTTTCCACTGTACCGTAATCGCCCTTTGCAATTAGTTCTGGTGAAGCGTAGATTGCTTTTTCAATAGCTTTACGGCGACAGAATGTTTCAATTTCTGTACATGTCCATTTCACTTTATCCATTACGATATCACGAAGAACAAATTTCTGATCTGTCTCAGCTTCAATCTGATCGGTAGATGGGGTGGTGTTGTAATCCTGATAGTACTTCTTGATGAAACCAACACTGTTACGAAGTGCAGGATCAAAGAACGCTGGACTTACAATGTTTTGGCAAAGTGCGTATGTGTCAGGGGAAGAGATGAGGTATTCAATGAGTAAGCGTTGCTTCTTCTCACTATCAAAATCGGCCATTGTTTTTCCTTATAATTATAGGTCGAGCATACTGCATTCTGACTGGTCAGGACAACAATTACACAATTCGGATTGGTGGGTATACGTTCTGAATGATTGAGGGAGCGGCAAAGAATTCATTACCATTATAGAACAATCCGTGCGTGTTTTTAGATGTAGTCACAGCAGTGATGTCGATATAGGTATTCAAAATCTTGTCAACAGTACCAAATGGGGAATTAGCTGTTAGGATAATCATGTCATTTGACTGAATGATTGCTGGAAGGGGACTTCCACTCTGATCATCTGGATCAACAACGTAATCATCTACGAGGTCATTGTTGATGTCGAACGAATAAAATCTGAATGCAGTACCATTTACAATTGCACCAGTTGTAATTTCTGTTGTAATACCATTGAACTGACGTACAAGGTACACTTTGCCTTTGAATAGAATTCGCTCAGCGTCACTCCAAGGAGTTCCTTCGGCAATGTTAAGGGTAGCTGGATATGTAACTGTGAACTCAACACCTGCATTCGTTCTGTAACGTAGCTTTAGGTTGATCACCGGATCTATACCAAACTTATCAATTCGTGTTGCAAGGGTAACGTATGCGTTTGTTGAAATTTGAACTGGATCTGGCTCAGATTCACTTGCTGTAGAATTGTTTGGTTGCAACAATTGTGGATCAGATGCACGAGCTACTAACTGTGCGACACCTGAGTATGCTCGATCGAACACCAAAATCAAAGTATCAGAGTCAACAATTCTAACATCCTGTGGAAGAATCTCTTCGCGATTCTCTGGATCTTCAGTTGTTGGACGATCGACAAAAACAGAGATAGCTGGAAATGTTCCAAGCTCGTGTGTCACAGTCCATTGATCAGTTTCGATTGTCTGTTCATGGTTATGTAACACTTTACGTTGAAGCCAGTTGTCTAAGCCCAACACATCTGCCGGCAACGCAGCTCTGGTGAAGTCGGGATGAACTTTGGTCTGATAAAGTCTTCCACGACACCCAAGCGTAATAACGCAACGACCTGGTGTTTCCAGCCCTTCGATATTACGAAGTAACTCAACATCACGTTTGCAGGTATCACACTTATAGACGACGATTGCCATTACTTTCCCTTGATGAGTCCACCAGAGGCAGCACCAGCTAACTGAATTGACGAAGTCTTGGCCATGTAGCCCTTAACAGCATCTGGTGGAAGATCCTTCTCGGGAACTCGAACCATGATATGATCACGCCAAACATCTACTGTTGCATCTGGTGCTGACAGGATCCATGGAAACATTTGCAATGCAACTCTACCGTCGGGTGCTTGTCCCCCTACAACTAGAACACGAGCCTTTGAGATGCTGATTTTTTCAGCTGAAATATCTTCTTCATATCCGATAATTTCTTCACCGGTTGAAAGTTTGAGCACTATTACGTTTGTCATGAGAATCTCCTGTTATATTTATAGTTGGATGATTAACGAAGATTTCGAGCTTACTTGTTGTTCGAAATCAATGTCAACAAGGTGGAATATTCATGCATCGAAGCTCTAACAGCATAATAATAGGGGATGTTGAATAGAATGATCTCTGAACCTCGTTCGATGCCTTCTTTTAGGCTGGTTTGCTTGTACGCAAACTTCAAGAATTCAAGCACAAGTGTTTTGCCCTTATCAACACCAAACTGCTCAAACATTGTGTCAAACACTTGTTTGTGGTCTGCTGATGAGCATTCAACTTCCGCGCTGTATAGGAAGTTGTACCCATCAATCGGAAACACGTAAAAGGGTTCCAGTCCTTCACCAATACTTGGTGTAAATGATGAAATGCCATTTGCAAAGATCGCCTTCTGGCATAGGTCATCTTCGTAAGCTTCAAAGGCTTCATTGAACGCAGTGGCAAATTCACCCGACACATTACGCTTACGGGCTTTCACTTTGTGAAGATGGGAGTAATCACGCGATAGATTCTTAAGAAGTGGTTCGCCTTCTGATTCTTCCAAGAATTGACTACATCGTTCGGTAATGACCGAAAGGTTGGTTTTGTGATAGCGAGAGGTCAGGTGTTGTATCAGCATACAAAGGGTATTTATATGCTCAATACCTCACAAAAACAGTGGGTAAAGAAAAGGGGGATTTATTCCCCCTTTTCACCTTCTTCTTTTTCTAATCTCGCGATCAAATCATTCGCATCCTGAATCAACTTTGGAACAATGTATGTTGGTCCTCGTTGAATGTCATTCACCAAATAGGTGAAATCTACCTGGTAGCGATACAGCGGTGTTGTATAGACGTTTCCATTGGAAACGGTTCGGATTGCTCTGTTACCAATTTTTGGAGCTGCTCTGGAGGCTGCCTTAGCAAAGGAATGACTAAGATAGTTGACAACTTGGTCAACGTTGATTCTCTTTTCGACTCTTTCTGTTCGTTCTGTTCGTTCTGTCATAACATAACCTATGTTAAAACATGCATTGGGAGAATGCGACCCTTGTGTGCGTCATGCACCACAAGATTCAGTCTACGTGGGTGACAATTAATCGTCAACGTTTGTTCTTGAACACTGAAAGCCGTTCTGCGTGCGTAAGCTCGACAGAACACTCAAGAGTATGCTCAAGATCGTGGACAAGATCGTATGCCAGATGGTACAAGTCACCTGTCTGCTGTGGGTCAAGGTGCATTGACATCTGACGACACATTGTCATCAACTGATCGTCGAAGTAACTCACAAGAGCTTTCTTTTCATTTGAGGTCATTTTATTTCTCCTGATGTATTTGTTCCCAAATTGATCTCAACACAAAATTCCGTTGTCCTATCAGCAGTTTGGTTGTACTTTCATTTCCTATAACAATAAGAACTAAATAGGACCGCTTCTATGAAAGGTGAGCTGTTGATCGCGCATATGCGATCTGCAAAAAATTACGGTGACTTGTCGCATTCAAAGCGTAAACGAGTCGGCTGTATTGTAGTAAAAGATAACAATATCATATCCATAGGTTTGAACGGGACACTACCGGGGGAAGACAATTGCTGTGAAGATCCAGCAACAGGTCTAACACACAACGGTGTGATCCACGCTGAGATGAATGCAATGGACAAGTTAGCTAAAACAACAGGTGGGGCTCAAGGCTCAACAGTGTTTGTAACAGCAGCACCTTGTTACAGTTGTGCTGTCCGGCTTGCTAATGTTGAGATAAAAGAATTATACTATGGTGAGATATATCGTGGCATCGTTGAGGGAATAGAATTACTACAATCCCGAAACATCCCTACATATCTACTAACAATTCCTGAAGAATAAAAACAAATTAAGGACGATGAAGAATGAAAGACCAGCATCTTGGTATTGATATCGATTACTCTCGTGATTCTAAATTCGACGAGCTCGGCATCAAGAGATTGAAAGAGTCGTACATGAGAGACGACGAAACTAGCCCACAGCAACGATACGCTTTTGTATCAAAGCAATTTGGCTCAAATCCAGAACACGCCCAGAGACTCTACGAATATGCTTCAAAGCATTGGCTTAGCTTTTCTACCCCAATTTTATCACATGGCCGAAGTGCTCGTGGTTTGGGAATTTCATGCTTCCTCTCATACATGCATGATAGCAGTGCAGGACTGGTAGACACATTGTCTGAGACCAATTGGCTTTCTATGATGGGTGGCGGTGTCGGCGTCCATCTCAAGATTCGTTCCGCTGATGAGAAGTCTGTAGGCGTAATGCCTCACCTAAAGATCTATGACGCATCATGCTTGGCATATCGTCAGGGTCGTACCCGTCGTGGTTCATATGCCATGTACATGGATATTTCACATCCTGACATCATTCAGTTCTTGGAAATTCGTAAACCAACAGGTGACCAGAATATTCGTTGCATGAATCTTCACCATGGAATCAACATTACAGACGATTTCATGCAGATCATCGAAAAGTGCATGTTGGATCCTAAGGCGGACGACACATGGAATCTATACGATCCATACCGTCCAAATGTAATCATCTCCAAAGTGTCGGCTAAGGACCTTTGGCAGAAGATTTTGGAGCTTAGAGTTTCAACAGGTGAACCATATCTCCACTTTATTGACACAGCAAATCGTGCACTTCCAATTTGGTTGCAGAATCTTGGTCTAACAATCAATGGTTCAAATCTTTGTGCTGAAATTGAATTACCAACAAGCAAGGATCGTACAGCTGTGTGCTGTCTGTCATCTTTGAATCTCGAATACTACGATGAATGGAAAGATGATTATCAATTCCTTCGTGATGTAGCAGAAATGCTCGACAACGTATTGCAGTTTTTGATCGATAATGCTCCTGATACAATCATCAGAGCAAAGTATTCAGCATCACGTGAACGATCTATTGGTGTTGGTGTTCTAGGATTTCATAGTTACTTGCAACAACAAATGATTCCATGGGAATCAGCAGTTGCAAAAGCTGCCAATCTTCGAATCTTTAAGAACATCAAAAAGAAATTGGATCGAGCCAATAAGGAATTAGGTGCCGAACGAGGCACCGCGCCAGATGCTGTGGGATACGGTGTACGTTTCAGTCACACAATGGCAATTGCTCCAACAGCATCAAGCTCAATTATTATGGGCAACACAAGTCCATCAATTGAACCAATGAGAGCCAATGCATATCGCCAGGATACATTGTCGGGGGCCTTCTTAAACAAGAACAAATACCTCGATAGGATTTTGAAAGAGCGTTGTGACGAAGAACAGTACAACAAGGCTTGGCAGGAAATTATCAGTGATGATGGTTCCGCACAAGGTGTCAAGTGTTTATCAGATGAAGAGAAGGATGTCTTTAAGACAGCAATGGAAATTGATCAGCGTTGGGTTATTGACTTCGCTGCAGATCGTGCTCCTTTGATTGATCAGGGACAGTCCGTCAATGTTTTCTTTAGACCCGACAGCAATATCAAGTACATTCACGCAGTACATTTTATGGCTTGGAAACACGGCGTAAAAGCGCTATACTATTGCCGTTCAGACAAATTAAGAAAGGCCGACAAGGTCTCACAACAAGTCGAACGTAAAATTATTGAAGAACTTGACATGACAAAAGTCGCTGAAGGCGATGAATGTCTGGCTTGCGGATCTTAAGGAACTAACATGGTTAAGAAGAAACTAAATGAGCTGAAGCTCACGGATGAGCGTTCATATTTCAAACCGTTCAAGTACGACTGGGCATACAAGTACTGGCTGCAGCACGAACAAATCCATTGGCTTCATACAGAAGTTCCTCTTAATGAGGACGTCAAAGAATGGAGCACGCGGCTAACAGAAAACGAACGCACCTTTCTTACTCACATCTTCCGCTTCTTTACACAGGCTGATGTTGACGTTGCTGGCGGGTATGTTAAAAACTTTCTACCTGTCTTCCCACAACCAGAAATACGCATGATGTTGTGTGGCTTTGCTGCTCGTGAAGCTCTTCACATCGCTGCATATTCACATCTGATCGAATCACTTGGCATGCCTGATACTGTATACAATGAGTTCCTTGAATATAAGGCAATGGCAGACAAGCACAAATACCTGGAGCATTTCAACGAGCTCACAGACCGTAAATTGGCGCAGCAGATAGCAGTGTTCTCAGCGTTTACAGAAGGTATGCAATTATTCTCCAGCTTCATTTGCTTATTGAACTTTCCACGCCATGGCAAAATGAAGGGAATGGGTCAGATCATTACATGGTCAATCGTGGATGAGTCAATCCACACAGAAGCAATGATCAAGCTATTCCGTACTTTCGTAGAAGAGAATCGTGATATTTGGAATGATAAACTCAAAGGTGAGATCTATACCATCGCAACTAGGATGGTTGAGCTTGAAGATCAATTTATTGATCTAGCATTTGAAATGGGACCAATGGAAAACCTTACGTCAGAGGATGTAAAGAAATACATTCGCTACATTGCTGATCGCCGTTTGATCAGTCTTGGTCTAAAAGGTATCTTCAAAGTAAAGAAGAACCCACTTCCATGGGTCGACGAGATGATCAATGCTCCAATTCATGGCAACTTCTTCGAGAATCGTGTTACGGATTACGCTAAAGGCGCACTTACAGGATCGTGGTCGGATGTGTGGGCGCAGGATTAATAGCTTTTAGTTCTTCTTGAAGAACATCTACCTGCTTGTAAGCATTCCACATTCTGATATTTGCTAATCGAGCAATCTCTAGAGCATGTTCTGTTAAGATTGGCGTCGCTTTGCGATTGGGCTTAGCGCGTCTGATACAATGCACACTAAATTGATCTGCAGTGGACAGATGATCCTTCCAATGACTCAATAGTAACACACCCGAAGCAGATGGGATAGAAGCATACAGATCATCAATCCACAAATCTTTTGGAAATGCATAGTAGTGTTTCCAGATCTTGTAGGGATGTGTTCGTTCAGTGATTTCAGGTGGGAGTCTTTGGCCTGTTTGAGGATCCACTCTGTGCTTGTAGGACTTGGACCACCACTTATCTTTCTTCAAGTCGTTCTTGAGATCAGTACGAGAGATCTTGATCTCAACATCAATAAGGAAAAGGTCTGTGGTAACAACTAGCAAATCAGTTTCTGAGCCAGTCCACGTGCAATTAGGAACTAGGCAGATGTCTGTTTGAAACAGCTTCTGTGCTAAGATACGAGCAATGTTACCTTCGTTCCACTTGAATTCCATCACCTATTTATGATGGAAAATCCGCTAGATAATGGTCTCAAATGGGGATTTGTCAATTACCATTTCAGGAAGCAACTCAATGACTTTGTTATACTCAACGTGTGTTGGGAAGAAGTAGAGTCGTCCTGCTGGACATCCAAACGTGCGATACGAATGTGTCTCTTTGATATATGTTTGTCCCATGCAATCTTCACCTGGAACAGAATACTTTGGGAAGTGTTCTTCAATCCAATCGTACTCAAGAAACCCATTTAGCAACACAACGTATGGTGCACCATCGTTAACAGACTGTTGTGCCCAACTAGCTTGGTCGGATGTCAAAGCGCAATGTTTAAATAATAGAGGCATTGTGTCTCTCAAAGAAGTTGGAAACAGGTTTATCTGTCAATCTAACACAGTCCTCATAGACGTGAATGGCACCATACCCCTTAGCTGTCGCGTGGTAGTAATGATTACCTTCTCCACCATGATTCAACATGACGTGTGTGATCTCAAACACAGTGTGTGTTGGCTCCTTGCACCGATATCGCTTATCCAAGTAGCCATACGTAGGTTGACAGGCGCCACAAATTCGCGTGCCTGGACCAAACTCACAACCGTGCCAGTCTTTGTTTTGCATATGTGACCTATATTATTGACATTGCTCTGTTGTAGGCGTCGACAGGTGTCGGTTTGGCTGTCGCCTGACAATATGGACAATTGTTTCCTGTACAGAAGGGTGCATCTAGATTACCACATGAATCGCAAATTGTTCCGTGGCGTCCAAAAGCGACACAAGCACCAACTTGTTGCATGGTACTAGTCTTACAAACAGAACACTTAACAAAAATATCAGGCATGTGCGTTACATGACTGCAGGAGTCGTTTGTATGGCAATTGGTCGGATTAGCGTGTAACGCTTCTCTGTGTCCGATAGCAATACATTGGAGTCTTTTGGTGAATACTTTGTACGATCCAGTGACCATGTGATGTGGTACGTGCTTCCATCAGGTCGCTGTGTGTTCCCATTTACAGACACAACCAGAGCTTCGATGCCATCGCCCGAATCTTTGTATCCAACAACCTTAACAGTTGCAGGTTCTGGAGCTGACGTACCCTCTGGCACACCAAACTGCACAGTCACGTGATGCCCAACAAAGTCAGCATACTTTGGGGGATAGTTATTCGCCAGTAAAGCACGATCTGAATCGTTCAATACATATGCTGTGTACTTATTCGTCATCTCTGTAATCTCCTGAATCTTCATGTTACTGTGCCTGTAGCGGCATTACGCCCAAAGCCTGCATCTGCAGGATTGAATCTCTAGCACTTGTGTGCCACACACCAAGCCCACCAGCAGCCTCCCATGGATCAAGCGCCTTTCGCTTGTCATCGATGAGAATAGCATCTGGCGCAGCGAGCTTTGCCTTTTCAACTGCGCGCTGCACGATATTGATCTTTGAAGGATCAATCTGGAAATGACGGTTCAGCCATTCTACCTTCTGCTCAGCAGCACCGAAGTGAGGCTGACCAGCAGCAGACAAAATGTAGTGGTCGTACTGCTTGATGTAGTTCCACAATATGTGAGCATCAGGCATTGGATCGAGGTCAAGCCAGAACTTTCCACCAGCTTTCTGGTAGTTGTTGATCTTGGCCCACATGATTCCATCGAGCTTCTTATTGCCCTCTGTTACACCTTCCTGAAACTCAGGAAAAATCTTGGACACGCCTTTTGCAAAGTCAGCGATTACGCCGTCCATGTCGCAGTAGATACGCTCAACTTTAGTTGGCGCAGTTTCAGGCTTGGGCTGCACGACTGGTGCCTCTACAGGGGCAGCCGTTGGTAATTCAAGTTCAATAATCTTCATCTGAGAAATCTCCATATTGATCGTCATCATAATCGTCTTCAGCGTTTTGTTCGTTGTTGAATATGATCCAATCGGCTAAAGATCGAAAAGTCTGATCATATGTGAAATCGTATACAGCTCCTTTCTCGAGGAACTCAATACCATAGGTGAGTTTGATGCCTTCAGCGTCTAAGTTTTTGCAATCGCGAAGCATGTGTGCCACCTCTGCAGCAATGTTGCTCATAGGTTGGTCTTTCCAGAATTATGTGATGAACGGGTTATCATATTTTCTCTATAGGAATGCTACCTTAATAGCGTTTTAAGGTCAACTTTACTTAATAAGAGACCGAATCTCTGCTTTTAACTGCAGAATTTCCTTCTCTAGGTCTTCATTGATTGCTGTCAAAACAATCATTCGTTCAGCAAGTTTATCCATACCTTCTTCTGTACTGAATTCATCTTTGACCAGCTGTTTGGTCTTCTCTTTGTACTGTATAATCAGATCAGCGTACTTGTCTGTCATGTTAGTAGTGTCCTTTCGAGATTTTCTGGAGGATTTCTTTAAGCTCTTCAATGTATACATCCTTACGTTTCTGTTCGCTTTTGATCAGTGAGTAGTAGTGCTTAAGCAGAACTTCTGCTTCTTCAATCTTCTTCTCAGTTTTGCGTTTCTCTTCTTCTGTAAAGCGATATACAGGAAGGTCAGCGATATAGTCTACGTTTACAATACCAAATGCTTCACAAAGCTCTTTAAGCTCGGATCGTGATTCTGTCTTACGAGCAACACTACCGAGATTCTTAGCAATCGCAATCAATACATCACGATAACGTTGAATTTCTTCTTCGAGAAGGTTTGCAAGGCGTTGGTATCGTGTCAAGTACCACTTCAACCGCCATTCGGTGAACTTCTGAACGAAGTCAGAATACTCAGCTTCCCATACTCGCTCACCGTCAAAGTCAATGACTGTAAAGTTCTCTGCATATGCAGTAGATAAACCAAGATATGAGATCACTTGGTCATCTGTCAAAGGCTTCAACTCTCCTTTCTTGAATCGGATGGTGATGTTGTACACATTCTTTGAATTGTCTTCGTGCTCTTGGATCTTTCCTTCATCTTCGAACTTGATTAAGCGTTCGATGAACTTCTCATGATCAAGGCCGTATGGAAGATTAGTGACAACAACAGTCACAGCATCCTTCCTTTCAAACGTTCCCTTGAACACCCACTTCTCCGTACCAAGACGATCAACTTCTGTGCCAGGCGAGATCTGAGAAAGAGGATGCAGAGTTGGAGCAGGATTCTTAACGCGAGTTTTGCCTTCAAGGAAACCGATCTGGTGCTTGATAACAGATGCTGGATCACGAGGAAGAATAGATGAGGCAAAGCCCACTGCGATGCCTTCTTGTGGATTGATCAGCACAACTGGTACAAGAGGCAGGAAATGCTTAGGCTCCATCAATGAACCATCATAATTCTCAACCATTGGGATGATTTCAATATCACGGAACACTACATCTTTAGTGAAAGCAGACACTGCTGCAGATGTGTAACGGGATGCACCAAATGCGCCTGGCTTCAACAATGTGCCAAATGCTCCATCGCCTTTTAACAATGGAATGTTATTGGCATAGTAAGCTGCCAACGTATTGATCGTTGTTTCTGGACTTGCGTGAGGATGGATTGGCATTGTTGCACCAGCAAGTGTCGCACTCTTATACGTCTTGCCATCCCGAGCAGTCCAAAGTACACGTCGCGCAGCGGCTTTTAAGCCGTCCGCAGCATGTGGAATGGCACGTGATTCTAGAGTGTAAAGGCTGTACACCTTACGCTGTTCTAGAACGTAATCACTACCAGCGTGTTTTTGTTTTGACATACGAACTGATTCGTTCCCTTGCTTGTTCTTTGATTTCATTTAGATTGATTGGAGTGTAATTATGAAATTCACAATTCACGTTGTAATGTCCTTGAGCGTCATGGCCAGTATAGATGTTTTGTTTCTTGATATGCTCGTGCCCATGCACGTTAACATCTGGATATGCCACTTCAAAAGGATAGTGTGAGAAGACCAAATATGAGTCATCAACAGGAAGCACATACGTGATATGGACTTCGTCAAATGCCATGTGCTTCAATTTGCCATGATAGAAGTCGTGGTTGCCAACAATCAGAACCTTGTAGCCGTTGAGGCGATACAGGATCTTGCGTGACTTCATTTCATCGTAGAATGTAACATCACCTACCCATATAGACATGTCATCAACACTAACCTTTTCGTTGAAATTGGTGATCAGTGTTGCATCCATAGTTTCCACATCGGGGAATGGACGTTCACTGTAGGGGATAATGTTCTTGTGACCGAAGTGAAGATCACTCCATACCCATACATTCTTGAAGTCAGCAATGTCTGCGACAGGTTGAACAACAGGAACACTCTTCCACACCGCCAACTTCTTATTGGCGTGGAAATTTAAGTACTGCTCTCGTACTTGTTCACGTTTTTGCTCAATCGTCATCACTTACCTTGTAACCACTGCTTACGCAAATTTGCGTCTGGTCCAAACAACAGGGTTAATACATCTTCCATATTACCATCATTCACGATCGGGGTCAACGTATTGGTCTTGCCTGACAGAATCATCTCCCAGTCTTCTGTAGCCATACTACCAAGTCCCTTGTAGTACTTGACTGTCCAACCTTTGTACTGGTCTTTTGACTTCTCATACTCAGCTCGTGACACGAAGTGAATACGCTTGTCACCTTTGATCAAGCAAACGTTTGGTGCAAGTAATCGATACACGATTGGTTCATATGCAGGATCGAACAACTCTGGCCAGAACTTGTAAAACAGATTCACAAGCAATGTGAAAATGTCTCCACCATCTACGTCAGCATCGGTTGCAATGACAATCTTGCCATATCGAAGGTTACTTCGGACAGCTTTCTGTCCTGGCACAAGACCGATAGCAGAAAGCAGATCAGTCATCTTACCCATGTTTACAACCTGAGCAATTGTCGAGTCGTATACGTTGTTGATTTTTCCAGACAGAGGCAACGAAGCAGTTGTCTTAGGATCACGAGCTTCGGTGATCATGCTAGCAGCAGAATCACCTTCTGTAATCAGAAGCTGGCGCTCGAATATGTTCTTGCTTGTAGCATCTACAAGGCCAGGAACTTTCTTACGCTTTTGCATCTCTTTCATAGCTTTATCATCAGCGTCACGATGATAACGAGAGGTTGCATACTTCAATACGCGTTCGAGCCAATCTTTGTTACGGCGGGCAAATAACGACCAGTTTTCTTCAACCAAAGACTTCATTGTGTCACGGAGATTAGGTCCTGTGAGACGCGTCTTAGCCTGACTATCATACTGCGGATCTGAAATCTTCAAATTACCAAGTACCAGCAACTGGCGGCGAACATCATTCTTAGTGATTTCACACTTTTCACGCTTAGCATCTTTTGCTAAGTGCTCTATCGTCTTATCAACAAATGCATTGATAAACTGTGTATTACACAATCCACCATCGAATAGTAGGGAACTATTAACCCACGTGAACACTTGTTCATCTGCACTCTTGTTTGCATCGAAGACAACATAGAATTCCATGTTCTCTTTTTCGAACTTGAAGAAATCCTTGGAGACATCTTTAATGATGTCATCAAATCCCTTCTTATATTTGTATGTGTTGCCATTGTACGTAACACTTACACCTGGATTGGTTAGAGCAAGTTCCATCGCACGACTTTGAATCAAAATGTCCGGAAGCATAATGCTTTCGAACACTGTTTTGTCTAGCGTGAATGTAATTGTTGTTCCTGTTTTGTTACTTCCAGTGTTACGAATGCTTGGTTTTGATACTTCTTCAGCACCATTAGTAAATGTCTGTGTATATCGTTTTCCGTCTCGATTGACTTCAACAGCAAAAGACGAACTGCAGTAATTGGTACAAGCACTGCCTACACCGTTCTGCCCGATGACTCCGATTTCTTTTTCATCTTTGAAGTTACGACCTGAACGAAGTGATCCAAATACAACTTCTGGAGTGAATTTGCCAACTTCGTGCTTATCAATTGGAACACCCCGTCCGTTATCACCAATCTCATACACACCAGCAAGAGGAGTTGCAGCAATTGTTAGCTTCTTGTTTGCTATGTCAATGTGAGCAAACTCATCGATACAGTTATCGAGAATCTCACCAACAGCTTTGAACACAGCAGGCACAAATTCAACGTTCTCAACTGCAAACTTATCATTTCGGAAAACGGGAATCTGATACTGTGTAATCTTTGTGTTGCCAAGATAAACTTGTGTGCGCAAACGTACGTGTTCGCGCTCGCTGAGCACGCGAATATCTTCGGACGTGTAGTCTTTGTTTTTACGGACCATTATGTGTTCTTTGGGTAATTCCTGTAATGAATACAGTATAGTATCACTGAGTTGAGGTCAACTATAGTGGAATACGCCCGATGATTCGACCACCAGATTTTGCAATTGTATCTTTGGTTGAATCCCACACATGTACATTGCCTGTGCACAGGTCCAACATGTACATAGGCTTCTTGTACACTGTAAGAGCCAGATACATGTCCTCTTCGGACATCTCGTGAGTATCATAACCTTTCACACACGGGTGCGTATGATAGATGCCTTCAACGATTGAAGATGCTGGCATTGCATATCCATCGACACCAACTCTAACAGGATTCCTATCAGTACGCGGCGGTGTAATCCACAGTACACCTTTATATCGATATATTAGGCCACCGTATTCAAATACAACAGATTGTGACTTGGACAACTTTAAAGCATCCATGGCTTGTTCAGTTTGTTCAGCAGTTTCGGCAAATCCGTCAATAGGCAACAAAAAGAGTGCGAACAAAACTAACTTAGTAAGATTCATCAAATTCAAGTCCTAATTTCTTGATCTTGTGCTCCCAAGACCAGAATCGTTTGCCGTGACCTTGCCTGCCAAAATTCTCTTGCTCCCACTGATGTACCATTTCATGAGCGAGTACGGAAAGGAAAAGAGTTCTCTCATCGATATCTTCTGCAATGCGAATAATGATTGGGGCGCGTTTGCATCTCTTGGCATAAGACTTGTGGACGTTGCAGTCGCCCCAATGATTTGGGAAGCGCTTCACTGCAATCTCCATTGGTTGTATTAACTTTCCTTCAAACAAAGCCTGGTTAAGAGCACTCCACCAATGACGGATTAGTTGCTCTGACACGTTGAAATCACCACTTTCGCCCTTTTGTTTTACGTGCGAGATGATTTTTCTTTTCGCTTTGATCGCCTGTCTCGACTTCACAGTACACTCCCAATCGTGTCTGAGCTGTAAAACGGTCCGCTGTAATGCTATCGGCAATCGCCTTCATCACATACAACTTTCCGTATTTCATGACGGCGTCGTTAATGTCTTTGCAGGAGCCAATGTCAGGAGTACTAATGGACCAGCCACGATCGATGAAATTTAAAGCTGGTGTTTTACTACCACCACCTTGACGATCAGGGATAAACACTTTTCGTCGTTTCGATCTTTCGAGCCACTGCGCCTGTTCTTCCGTCAACTCCTTTCCAAGAATTGCAACACCATCAATCAAGTATGCATCGAAAAACCCTTCCACCACATAAAGAGGCATGTCTGTGTGTTCGAACAATCGTTCGTATCCATACAGCACACAATCTTTCGGCTGTGCAGGGCTTTCATATTTTTTCTTATCGTTATAAAGAGCTCGCCCTTGAAAGTAGATTAGTTTTCCGTTTTTGTAGATTGGAATAATAATTCTACCCACCCACTTATCTATCGTTTCTACCCCAGTCTCCCGGCATAAAAAGTACGTGTACCCTTTGGGGTCTATTCCACGATTGTGTTCCAGATAGTCGATTGCAATCTCTGCCCATTTGTCCTCTGGACCAGCTTCATCTAGCCGGTAGAAATGCTTAGGTAGTGGAATTTCATTTGGTTCGATCGACTTGGTGGGCTGAACACCTACGTCACTATCTGTGTGACCAACTTCCCCAGCATCCTTCAACAAGTTAAACATCATTTCTTTAACTTCATCAATCGGAATGCCAAATCCATCCAAAACCTGACGCATTTTGTGACTGATTTTCTTTGACCGCTTTGTTTTAATTACATCTGGGTCAAATTTTGCTGCATGTGAGCAATTGAAACAATGATAGCCAACTACACCACCAGTATCGAATCGGAAACCACCTCGAAGTCCTTTTCTGCCGTGATCATTGCATACTTTACAAAGCACAGGATAAAAGCCTCGACTGCTTGGCGAAGCAGGAAGCAGCACATATTTGCGGATTATTTCTTCGAGTGAAACGGACCTAGCCATAATGCCAAGCCTACAGAAGGTTAATTTGGGGAATCAACTCTCTTCTGTTTTGTCTTTGGTTTTCTTGGACTTCTTTTTTAGCTTACGTTCGACTTTCTTGGCTGCATTAACAACACGGTCAAGACGTTTACGAATGTCATCTGAGTGAAGGTAAATGTCCTCACCACGCTCAAGGCGCGCGAGTTCTTCTTCAGTCAAGAATGGAATGTACAACTTGCGAGCAAGTGAACTAAACCACTTCTTAGTTCCTTCAAGTTGAGCAGCTTGTTCGTGGCCTTTGCCAAACACACCACCACTATAGTTGTGGAACATCATCATAACGTTGTCATGCACAACGAACTCATCAGCTGCTAAGAAAATCAGTGTGCCTAATGAGTGTGCTTCGGATTCAATGCTGCAGATCACATGAGCAGGAGTCGAACGCATCGCATTAATGATTTGCATTCCAGTATCTAAGTGGCCACCTGGAGTGTTCAGATGAATGTGAATCACATCTTCTGGACTTGCTGTATGGATACGATGAATCATATCCGTATAGTGAGGTGGCTCTTCAATCTGTTGTGACAAATAAAAATGATGAAGCTTATGAACTACTTGTTGTTCATAGTGCTTGTACTTAGCAGGTTCTATCTCTTGTAACAAATCTTCTTTGTTAGGAACTGGCATGATATGGTTCTTATATTACTTTACGAACAAGCCCTTGACGAATGCAACTACTTTTGCCTTTGCGTCTACAGCCCACTTTGGTTGAGGAACATTCCAGCCGACAAATGCGCCGACCAATAACCAGAATAGTGATGTCATGTTTTTTCTCCTGAGTAAATGACCGAAAGCCGGTCAGGAGTATTTATTGCCAGGCAATAAAAAAGGGAGAAGATTTCTCTTCTCCCTTCCATTTTGTTTCTGTTGACAGGTGGTTAAATCTCCACCCCGGTAAAATTAAGCTGCCTTGCGGAAAGCGAAATCACCAAAGTCTGCATCGTTTGCTGCATTTACTTTTGTTTACGCTGATTACGTCAGTCGTCTTTCGAGTTGCTTTACAATTTTACTACGAACCTAGTCGAAACATCTTCATCCCCAAATGCGATTTCTCAAACTTGGTGGAGATGGCGGTGGCGAAACCGCGTCCTAAGCACTTTCGAAAAGAAAGTTTACAACCATTGCTGTTATTTATACTAGATTGGTGTTTTGAAGTCAACTCTGAGTGAATCGATCAACCGTGCACGTTCTTGGTCATTCATGGGGGAAAGTAGTGGCTGTTCACCAATTTGAGCTGGTGTTAATGTAAACTTGGTCATGTCAATCACATTGAGATATCCACCCCAAAATTTATACACTCCCGGTTTAACAGGTGTGCTCATTTCTTGGTGCTCTTATCTGCCCAATTCAAATCCAAGTCCTGACCATATTCTTCAACAATTTCGATTTTGCTTTCGAACTTTGGAAGCGTCTTAATATCAAGATCACCGACGTCATATGAGAACGTGATGTGTGTTTTGTATTCGTCAAAGTCATACGTTGCTTCATGGTCCTTCATCAACTCTTCATGGCGTTTTTCTAATTCGGGGCATTTGTATTCAAGTACCAAACAGTTCTTTGGATCTTCACCTTTAGAAGGCCAAATATCAAATCCCGTAGGGGTACCGATCATTGGTTTTTCATACTTGCCTGCTGGCTCGTAGTCTGGCAAATACTTGCGACTATAGAGAACTGTAGTGTGCATCTTCTCATGACGAGTACGGTTTGGGATTTTGTTTTCTTTGCAGTAAGCAGCAATTGCTTCAACTGTTTCTTTTGAGAAGTGAACACCAGCATACGTTCCATCTGGTTGTTTCTTTTCTACGATCAACTCATCCAGTTTCATCTCTTCTTATCCTTTGCAAGCCCATTCGCTCAATCCACTGCGATGCAGCTTCCATTGAGCTTGACTTACGCTCTACCACCTTTCCTCCTGGAAGGGTGAATCTAATTTCAAACTCCATTGTGCTACGATTATGCAGCACAGTGTAATGACACCCATAGCACCAACCCGATGAAGCAAGCAGCATGTGGATCCCTAATTAAATAGTGAAGTCCGGCGTGTCGTTCAAATCGATGTTTGGTCCAACATTGATAGTATATAGGATTTTTGTGGTGTTGAAACAGTTTTTCTGACGGAAAATAAGGTGCAAATTATATAAGCCTCTCAGGGAGTTAGCAACTGTATTGTTGCGACGATCTGAAATGACCTTGTACTGCTCAACTGAACCATCTGTTTCGTTCAGTTCAGCAAGGTACTCTTCAAGCATGGTGGCTACTGTCACACGTTCTGATTCATCAGCCCAGTTAATGCCAGCTGTGGTCATCAACTCTTCAGCATATGCAGTAATTTGCGAAATGAGCAATTTGCTGTTTACGGATTTCATTACTTTGTTGATTACCATCATACGCTAACCTCCATCTTAATTGTTGGATGACTTTCGTAATTAGAAATCACGAAGTCTTCAAATTTAAACTTGTCGATATCGCTCACCCTTCTTCCAAATGTTAATGTTGGGGAAGGGTATGGGCTCCGTTCTAGTTGCCCGTTCAATGCTTCTACATGATTGGTATAGATATGTACGTCTCCACCATTCCAAATCAATTCGCCCGGTGTCATATCAACGACTTCGGCGATCATTCTTGTCAACATTGAATACTGAACAATGTTGAATGGAACACCCAATCCCACATCACACGAGCGCTGATTGATCATACACGATAGTGAACGAGGTCCCGAATCATTCTTTGTTGCGTAGAACTGAAAAGCATAGTGACATGGTAGCAGTGCCATTTTATCAAGTTCCCCCACGTTCCAACAGTTGACCAACATTCTACGACTGTCCGGATCCATCTTTAGTGTATGGATGACATTCTTGATTTGATCAATACTTTGATCTGGTTCATAGGTAAGATTTCCTGTTCGGAAATCTGAATACGCACTGTACTTCTTCCAGGCACGCCACTGAGCACCGTATACAGGTCCTAACTTACCATCCTTCTTCCATTCATCCCAAATAGTAACATTGTTAGCTTCAAGATATTGCGTACTGCCTGTTCCCATTAAGAACCAAAGCAATTCATGAATTACACTTCGAATGTGCATCTTCTTTGTTGTGAGAAGTGGAATGGTACCATCGGATAAATCAAATCGCATCTGACGAGCGAATACACTTAATGTACCTGTGCCTGTACGATCTTTCTTCTCAATACCATTCTCAAGTACATCTCTGACCAACTGCAGATACGTGTTATCGTGGTATGTTGTCATGTTATTGACCTACATCAATTGTGTGTAACTCTGATAAGTCTACCCACTTCTTCCATGAACCATCTTCTTTGTTTGATGGTGTGACTTCGTGAAGAACTTGTGTGATGGTCTCACTGCCTTCTGTTCTACGCTTTAGTCTATTGACTTTTTCTACTTCCTTAGAAGCGGTGCGTCCTGTTACTTTAACTTCAACGCTGTTATAGATGTACGTCTTGTTGCTGTCCAGCTGAGTCATCAACTATCTCCAAAAATCTTGTTATATATTTTCTATCTTCTGTGAAGACAGGAATGTAGTTATCCTGTTGCACACGCGTATTACCATCAAAAGGATTGGTAGTAATACAAGAACCCCTTTGCTCCCAGATAGGATACTCGTCCCACTGTACACCATGTTGAGCGAATAGCATCGCTTTTACTTCAGATGTTTTCTTACCCTCAAGCTTCTTATGAGGGAAGTATTTACGCCCAACAAAGTTAACACTGTTTCGCATCGCATCTTTCTGGCGCCAGATGAAATAATTGGCAACATCATCGAACGGCATGTTAAACACACGCGCATCAAACTGTGCAACACCACACACTTGTGTTATTGGGGCATCGTCTTTAAATTCTTCATTCCAGAAGAAATTGAAATATGCAGCAGCTTGTGATGCAGCAACTGATACTACCTTCTGAGCTTTATAATCAAACCAAGCACTGGTGGTTAGTGTGTCCCAATCACGAAGTAAGATTGAGATCTCGTCTGATTGAGTATATGCGACCTTTGCACCTTGTATGCCATGTGTCATTTGTTCAGCTACGTTCATCATCACTGTATGAAAGCGGTGACTAAAATGGAACTCTGCAGTTGGATCTAATTCCTTCGTGAGGCGTCGTGTAAAAGTATGGAATGCTTTCCCATCAACACGGATGATTACCGGTGTACGTCGAAGCAGTGTTGGTCCCACTGCTTCTTCGTAGCGTTTCATTCTATCGCCAAGAGAGTCGCCTTTCATTAGATTGCAAACCTGTATTGTGTAATGCGTCGAGCAAGTACCTGATCGTACGCGTTAAGTTCTTCGATCTGTTGAGTGATTGGATTCAGATGCTGCCAAGTGAAATACGCACAGTCACCCATGACGGCATCTTTACACGCTTCACCCACGATAGAGCCGCCGATTGGTGGGAAGCCAGTTTCGCGAACTACAATCCTCCAATTAGTACGATCGTAAATCTTTTCAGGCAACACGATACCGACTGATGTGGCGGCAAAATTCAGTGAAGCACCTTCTTCGTGAAAGGTAGCCCACGGATATGGATTTTCAGCTGAACGAAAGAATTCTTGCAGTTTCAGAATTTCATCTGCATAACCAGCATTCAGAAGGATCATAGTTTTGCGATTGGTAGCCCAATCGAACAGCGTTCGCTTCTGTTCACTTTCGATTTGGTACTTGACAAACATATCATGCACTACATGAGCAGCTTGAATGCCCTGCTGAATAGACGAGAGATACATGTTACCAAAGAAATAGCTGCGCATGAGTGGTGCCCTCTTTACAAAAGAGAATATAGGGCACTTATAGTACTATAACCCTGTTATTTTGTCAAGAAGGATTTGTAAAACGCTGTTTTATGCCTCTGCAGCACAAAACTACACGCTCGGTAATGTATTCGAGCAACACAACTGCACCGAGTTCCAGAGCGATTAGTCCACCACTGTTAATCGCAGCTATGGACGGTGTCATAATCAATGCACCACCACTTATACAACTAACTAGCAACGTTCCCACAAGTTGAACCCAGTCACTCTTGCGTGGTTTGCCTTTGCCCTTGTACACGGTGTATATCATTCGAACTGTTGCAATTGCTAATGCAAACGACCAAACTGCAATTATTCCGAGCACTGATGTTAGTATTGTTTCCATAGGATGTTATTTATACCAACTGTAATTGTCCCCTTTTGGATAAATATTGAAACATTCATTAGGAGCAATCATGGCACCCCGTTCGCCAGCAAAAACGAAGATCAAACGATTTTTACCAACAACATTCAATTTTAAGGATGTTCTTGTCATTTTGACGACAGCTATTACAGCTGCGGCTCCGTTTTTTGCATTTGACTCCAAATTTGGCATTCTCGAGAATCAAATTGCAACCCTTCAAGGGGATGCAGATGAGTATGCCGGTGAACTAAAAGAACGCGATGTACGCATTCAATCTCTCACAGAGCAATTGTATCACGTCAATGCACGTATGCAAGTACTCGAGGAGACACGTACAGCTTCTTCGGCCGAGATTGCTCAGTTAAACCAAAAAGTGGTAGAGCTTAAAGCTACTCTCGATCAGTTACGTCAACGTCGTCGTTAAGACTTTGTTGTTTCCGAAGCTATAATCCAAGACTTCACGAAATCACTTCTAACAATATCATGGTGAGTGAAATTGATTGTTGTGAATTGTTTCATGTTCTTGACAATGTTCATGAAATGCTTCATACCACAAACGTTTCCTGTCTTCTTTGAGTCAACAAGATCTGTCTGTAGCAAATCTCCATTGACGATCAGACGAGAGTTGTTACCAACACGTGTCATGATAGAATTCAATTCGTGGAATGTCATATTCTGAGCTTCATCTACAATGATGATTGCGTTGTCCCAAGTCAATCCACGAATGAACGAGGTTGTCATAAATTCAATGACACCAGCATCTTTCATGTCTTGATACGTGGAATGTTTGCCAACTAGTTCGTGACAGATATCAATGTAAGGCATCTCATAAAGAGCTGTCTTTTCTTCCAGTGTACCTGGTAAGAATCCGATATCGCGTGTAGGAACTGCTGATCGCACAATGATTATGCGATTTTGATCTCGACGGTCTAAGATAGAACTTAGTGCGAGAAATAAGCTTAAGAATGATTTACCTGTACCGGCGGAGCCGTGTGCGCAGATATTATCGCCGTTATACCAAGAGTGAAATAATTCTTCTTGGTTAGTGGTTAGTGGTTTAACTGTCTTCAAATCGTGTGCTGTCCATCTTTTCTTTCTAGGCCCTTCCTCCATTGCTTTAGCGTTGTTGATTAGTGCTAAATTTAGAAACTCCATATCGTGGCTCTTTCGAGCACGCTTGGTTGCTTTTCCCATCGTGATGTATCTCCTCGTAGAGAATTGTAAAAGGCATACCTATTTACATTCAAACGAAGTTTGTCTCACAAGTCTTGTGTTACCAAACGTTTATCAATCGTCGGCCAAGAACAGATCTGTCTTCGTTTTCTCAAACGTGGCGGCATGATACTCAGCACGAACTTCGCCTGTTTCGTCGACCGTCTGTAAAGTGATTGGGTATCCCCACAACCAGCATAAATAACGAATCGTCTCATCCGTAGTCTTTGGATCGAGAGGGACTCTGTCCACCATAAAATGCTTCAATGTCATTGACCGATCATTCCAACGATCAACATCAACAACTTGAATGTCAGGAATCATATAGCCGATATTGTTTTGCTTTGCAAGTGCCTCACGAACGGCCTTGTAACCACGATCATTGTGGATCGCTGTGATTTCAAGCTCAGGATCACGTTCATCATCAACATACGCAAACAACCTGAAGTCGCGCATTACCTTTGGTGATAAGAACTGAAGAATGAAACTCTCATCCTTGAAGTTCTCGATTGCCCATTTAACGTTCTTCAACCAGTCACCATTACCAACCCACTCCTGTCCTCTGAACCAGTCGCGATCTTCTTGAGTCGGGGTCATTGAAATACGCTCAATATCACAAAACATTGCGTATCCAAGAGCATATGGATTCATGCTGCTGCCACCCTTGTCATAATCAGGCTGACGTGTAACAGCAGTGTGTGAAGCATAGAACTCCATCATTGCACCTTCATCAATGAATCCCTGGTCGAACAAGTCATGAATTAGTTTGTAATGGAAGAATGTTGCGCATCCTTCATTCATGATCTTGGTCTGGTATTGTGGGTAGAAGTACTGTGATACTTTTCTAACAATGCGGACGATTTCACGCTGCCATGTCTTCAAGCGGGGGGCATTCTTCTCAATGAAGTACAGGATGTTCTCTTGTGGCTCAGAAGGGAACTTCTCTTCTGGCTCTTTATCAGGATCATCTTTGTCTTTAACTGACTTTGGAATTGTATTCCAAATCTCGTTCACCTGACTCTGATTATACTTCTCGCGCTCATCACGAAGGTTCTCTTCTTGAGCAGCAGACAACTTCTGAGCACGCTTGTACTTATCAACACCGTGATACTGCAATGCATGGCAGGCATCAAGTAAAGCTTCAACTTCGTTGATGCCGTGTTTGTCTTCACATTCTTTGATGTACTTCTTGGCAAACAACAAGTAATCAATAATGCTTTCAGCATCTGTCCACTGTTTAAACAGATAGTTGTTCTTGAAGAAATAGTTGTGGCCGAAGGAGGCATGTGCAATAACAAGCGCCTGCATCAGAAGAGTATTCTCTTCCATTAGGTAAGCAATGCATGGGTTGGAGTTGATCACAATCTCATATGCCAAGCCCATGTAGCCACGTTTGTAAGCTTCCATCTGCTTTACAAACTGCTCACCATAGGACCAGTGTGGATAGAATACTGGTAAGCCGTGTGATGCGTATGCATCCAACATCTGCTCAGATGTAATGATCTCCAACTGATTTGGATAGATATTCAGCTGATACTTTTCTTTCGAAATCTTATCAAGCGCAGCATAGATATCTTCGATATCGTCCGCTGTCCAATCGTCACCAGAGTTAATCTTTAGCATTTTTCTTCTTCTCAAATAGTGAACGGAACACAGGATAGATATTGGCAACGTCGTCAATGACGGTCATCTCCATATTCTTTACCCTGCCCTTTAGATCCTTATAGCTTGGCCATAGGTCACTATCTTCACCACCATTCTGATCAATTTCAACATACGCAAAATAGCGTGAAACGGGCAGAATTTGCTTCTCCAAGATCTCAACAGCATGGGCAGTATCGGTCGGGAAGTTATCGCCATCGGAAATCTGGCAACCGAAAATGTTCCATTGTTGAGGCGAGTAACGCTTGTCGATGATGTCTTTCATCAACTCCAACGCTGGCGACACCAATGTTCCGCCCGAGTCCAGCGAATGGAAGAATTCATCTTCATCTACTTCTGAAGCAATGGTATGGTGACGAATCCATACGATATCTACACGTTCATAGTTGCATGTTAGGAACAACAAGAGCATCATGAAGAAGCGCTTTGCCATTTCTTTTTCCCATTCACCCATTGAACCAGATACGTCCATAATGCCAAACATTACTGCTTGTGTGATTGGATTTGGGAACTTGTCCCAAC